TCATCGTTCATTGCAGTGAGCATAGGTGCTGCTTCGATTGTGCCAGCAGCACGAGTCGAGTATGCAGTTCTTTGAACGCTACCATCTGGGAACTTTAGGCCAGCAGATAGTTTTTCGAGATCGATCTTACGGCGAGTGTATGCAAAACCTGGATAGTTGTAACCATAATCACCTTGTGTCCACTTAGTAAACTTTATTGCATAATATTCATCATTGAGAGTATCCCACATGATGAATTCGCGACCAACAATTTGCTGACCATACCAATTTCTAGAATATACCAGATCCTGGAATGGACGGAAGTCTCTTGACTTGAGATCGGTCAGGTCATCCCAACCAGTCCAATTCCAAAGTGTGCCGTAAGGTGCATTGTCATCATCGTTGGTTTCCCAACGTCCTTCTTCGCCATTATCACCCCAGTTGAACAGACCACCGTTCGAACCACGAGTAATGATCAGGTTTGGTGCAATGACATCACCAGTTACATATGCTGTTTCTTCATCGTTTGTATCTTCACGAACGAAGAATGCATCTGCATTGATCTTACGGCGAACATATGAGAATGCACCAGTTGCATTATTAGTGCCGCCATCCCATGTTAGGAAGCGAATGAGATAATACTCATACTTTTCTGTTTCTGGATTGGCAAAGCGCATTACCCATTCGAAGTGAACAGTCTTGTAACCGTTGCCATCCCATGCATTTTGTAGGTCTTCATAGTAACGGTTCTTGATGTTTGTTAGGTCTTGCCAACCATCTGTGTTCCAAGATGTACCGTATGGTGTGTTTGTGCTACCATCTTCTTCTGCGGTTGCGTTGTAGATCGAACCGTTGCCTTCACCAGGCCAACGCTTGATTTCCAGTAGACCAGGAACGATTACGTCGATAACTTCTGGTGAGTTGTCTGGGCGAACAAAGTGGACCCATGGACCTTCGAAGATATCTTCTGCCCAAGGAGTTGACTCAGCAACACCAATACCACCAACGGTAGCGCCATCGGAGATGCGAAGATTACCTGTGTCTGGGTCCCAGAAAAGTTCCCCTGCATTACCAACATATTCACTAACGTTGCGTCCGCCCAACTTTTCGTTTAGCGCACGATAGATTGTGTTGCTTGCCATTTATTATTATTCCTTACTTTGCTTTTGGTTTACGACCGCGAGTTTTCTTTACAACTTCTTTGACTTCTTCGATCTTTGCTTCTGCTTTACCAACAGCGGCAGTTACCTCTGCGATATCAATCTTACCATCTTTATTAGCATCAACAAAACCGAAGAGTTTCTTTAGAGCATCTTTGATTTGGTTAAACATATTTATTATCCCCAGTTTGCGAATTGTTTTGTTTTCTTGATACGATCATCTAGACCGTGTGTACCACCGTTTACACGACGAGTAATCTGACCGATGACTGCATCGCTTACGCCCTTATCTGCGATTGCAAACAAGTTGTTCTTACGGAAGAACCATAGTGCCGACTCAAATGCAAGTTCAGTTGCGACGATGTCAGGATTTTCCAGAACATCAGGACGACCGATTGCCTGAGAGAAAGCAGTGTAGTTATCCTTACCAGTTAACTGGATTGGACCACGACCACGGAACTTCCATCCATCACCCGAAGACTCTGGTCCATTGCCCATGCGATTAGCATATACCTTGTTAGCAATCTTTTCTGGCTTACGAGCATATGGTTGAGCAGCAGCAACTGATGGGAAATACTTCTTGAAGATCTTCGACAGACCATCAGCAGAATAGTTTAGATTTTCTGAGAAAACCTTGAAACCACCAGACTCGTGAGCACACTGTCCGAAGAAGTGTGCTGCCTGAGCAGTAGAAAGTTTAAAGTGTTCTTTTGCACCCTTGAAAGTTCCTGGACCCCACTTACCATCAGGTTCGAGACCACACTTCGCCTGAAGTGCTGCTATTGGTCCAAGACCAGAGGCATTTGATGCCTTTGGTGCTGCCTTGGCAACCTGCACAACTGCCTCGGCAACAGGCGCACCTGCTTCCTTGGTTGTGCTTGGATCGAAATCCTTGACTGGTGTATAAGATGTGCCACCTGACTTAGACTTAGTAGCGATCAGACGTTGGCGACGATTGCCACCTTCCTTCTTAATTGATGCGTGAACCCAACCAGAGTTCTTATCACCCTTAGTATAAAACTCAAGGATAACTTGATCGAATTCTAGATTGTCAGCAACCCAGTCAGCAACAGTCTTATTATCAACACCCTTAACTTCGAAGTCGATTGCCTGACCATTAACGTGCTGTGATGTTTTCGAACCACCGACTGCCTGATTGACACGTGGCGCACGATACGAAGAGTTGACTGTAACTGGACCAAACTTAGCACGAACAGGTTCGAGAATCTTCTCGCAGCAGTAGCGCATGTTCTCGATGTGCTCAGGTGTTGGTGTGTTTGACAGACCAAGTCTCTTAGCAGTAGGAGATACAATCATCTCCTCTAGAGTGAAGTGTTCAGTTAACTGTGTCATTAGAATGGTCCCCAATCATCATCGGAATCTGCATACTTGTTCAGTAGTTCGAGTTCCTTTGCTTCATTGTCAATCTCAATTGATCTTGCCTTTGCTTCTTCGGTTCTTGCTTCAGCAATCTTAACGTAGTCCGTCTTTCCGAGTTCTTGAACCTTAACATTAGGATCAAACTCGGCAGTCTTCATGCCCATCATTGTGGCAAAAGCACCGACGAATGCGCCGACGATTGTCGAGAACGCAGGACCGATAATCTTAAAGATTTCGTTGTTATCTACAACATTATTTGGAACAAATAGACCTACCATCATAACAAGAACAACAGATACCATAATAAGACCCAGCACAAATGCTGCAAGTTTCATAATAGTAAGTTGAATCTTACCCTTGGCAAGTTCAAGTTGTTCAAGTGAAGTGATTGGTTCTTCTTTTGTTAAAAAGTTCATCAGACTCATATTACTTCCTTCTCAGTAACCCTGCTGGGGAATTATCTTTATTCTTTTTCTTATATTTCTTTTGTCTACCTGTAGAAATTCCAGGTTCTGCTTGGTTTGCAATACTTGGGTTTGGAATACCAATACCAGCAACACCACCACCTGCAACACCCATTTCTGCAACAAATTCCTTGAAGGAAAGAGTGCGATTTGTTTCTAAGTCTTCAGCAAGTTGCTTGACATCATCTTGTTCTTGTGCCATATAGAAAATTTCCTCTAAAATATCTTCGTCGTAATCGACATTTTCTTTTACTAGTGCAACTGCTGCGGCAAAGGATAAAAATCTTTTGTTCTCAAATGGAACCTTCTCAATAATTCTTTTGAGTTTGAATACCATTCGATTCAACAGAGTGTATGCATCTCTTTCTTCGACAGAAGTAAGTTCTTTTTTAATTACATTACCGTGCGCATCAATAATACCAAGACGATATGCGTCGGTCTCAACAAATGGTTGAGTCAACATACGCAATATTCTGTATGTGATAATTGTATCAACAAATCTCGACATTAAATTCCTCGCAACTTGGTAATAATAGTATGGTCCATGAGCACATCTGGCAATTCATCATCTGTCATACGGTTTAAGAAAATCAAAAAAGGTTTAACATAACTTAGCAAATCTCTAAGTTTAAAAACCAGCATATCAGTCGCCGCTTGATCAAACACATTGTATAAAACAATCAAATGATTGATAATAAGTCTCTCATTTAGAACACCAGTATTTTGATACCTTGTCAGCAATCTTCTAAGATAAACAAAACGTTTGAGATCTTCTTGTAAGTCTGACATCCCAGTACAACCAGGATTATCATATTGTTTTATTGCAAACATCAAAAAGGTTTCATCATTCAACTCAAACATATTATGATACTGTCGCAGTTCCCCCAATGAAATACCATACTGTTCCGACAAACAGCAGCGTAGCAGTATGCCCTGCCTGAGAGAAAGCAATACTGTTATGTCCAATGTTAGATGTTATTGTGAGAGTTTTATTATTAGTATTTGCAATCATAACGATTGTTTTAATCTGCCCCTCAGTTCCATCAGCAATCACCAGAGTACCATTTGCATCTGGCGAAACAATCTTAGTAACTGATGAGTCAAGAGAGATGGCACCAGGAGCAGTTAATGACTGCACGGTGCCACCTAAGACCACTTTGTTTTCAAAAACTGCAGGAACTTTGATACCACCAAACAGATTGGCAATAGTAACTTTAAAATCGTAAGGAGTCGTTGAAGGTTTCACCAGATACAGCAGGTCGGTTCCATTGACCGACGCTGCTGGATCCATATTGGTTACTTTGCTATCTGCCATTGGATATTAGTCCTCTGGGAATTCAATGTCGTCTGGTGCATCTGATACACCAGCATTCTTCGATTGTGCTACAAGAACTTCATACTGGATACGACCAGCATGTTGACCTGCTAGAACCTTACGCTTCACCCAACCAGTGTGAGCAACAGCACCAGCATCGCCAGTTGCATCGCCCTGACTTACACCAAGTGCAGCAGCAGCGGTTGCAGTTGTTTCGTCTAGAAGATCGAAATACTGACCATTGTTGCCAGTACCAGTGATGTTAATACGACCAGTCGAAGCAAGTGTTTGTGAGTTGTTACCAGTTGTGGTAAGATCCTTCGCGCCACCACCAACAGTGTCTTCTAGCTTGATTGTGCTGGCATCAACAACGATTACAAAGTAGTCATTGCCCGATGTAAGACCACCGATTGATGAACCACCTTGGTTGTTGTAGTTCATTTGGGCACCATTAACAAGTCCGTGGTTCGAAATTGTAATGGTGTTTGCAGTAGTATTAACTGCCGAAGTAGCAATAACCTTATCAGCAATAGCAGTTGCACCACGAGCGGCACTATTATATAGCTTGAAAGTATTTGTAGTAACTTGACCAGCATAATAAGTTGTGTCATTGCTTACACCAGCCATAGCAGTGCCACCATTTTGATAGTAGTGAACGCGATCACCAGCAGTGATACCGTGGTTATTGTAAGTAATGGTATCAGTCGATGCATTTACACCCGAAGTTGGGATGGTTCTGTATGGAATATTGATAAAGATATCTGGTGCAGTTTCATAACCAGAACCATTATTCGTTACTGTAATTGCAGTAACAACACCATCAGTAACAGTTGCCTGTGCCGAAGCACCAGCACCGCCACCATTTTGGAATGTAACAGCAGGAGTTTCTGTGTAACCTGTTCCACCTTGAATGATACCAACAGCAGAAACATAACCACCATGTTGGTCGCCGTGGATTTCATAACGGTCAACGTTGTAAACATCTGTTGATAGTGTGTTAGGATCCGAAGCGATTGAAGTTGGTTTTTCACTTGCATAGAAAGTTGAGTCTGTCTGTTCAACCAGATCACCCAGTTCTGGATTTGCATTGATAACATATGCGAGTGTATCGTCTTCGATGAAAGTGACAATATATTCGCTCTTATCAGCGGTGCGGATGAAATCGCCAACAGCAAAATCTTCCGTGAATGCAGTTCCTGTTCCATCTACTGTACCATTAAATGAAATGGTAACAGTACCAGAACAATATTTTCTATCGTATTTACCCCATGCGGACATTAGTTGTCTCCCTTTTTAAATTCTTGATCTACGAAATTGAAAAATTCTTTACGTTGTTCTTCACCAAGTTCCGAGGGAGACTTGATGTTATAATGATTCAAAGCAGAGTCAAATGCGATCTTATATGATTCATTCATCGACTTCACTGCTTCAATATTTTCTTTGGTCAGTTTCTTGACAGCAGTAGAAATACCTCTTGAACGTTTACTGATGGTGTCAAAGTTTTTCTGAGATTTTTCATCTTTCGCAATCTTCAGTCCAGCAACAACACCTTGTGTGCTCATACGCTCTGCAGACTTCTTGACATATCTACCAAGAGTTTCCTTTGACAGTTCGTCGATCTGCACTCCTTCATTTGTTTTAGAACCACTGACTTTCTTAGCAAGAGCAGAACCCGCAGAAGAACCGACTGCTTCACCAGCAGCGCCAGCAACAGCGCGACCTACTGCGCCAGCGCCTGCTCTTGCAGCAGTTCTTACGGCAAGACTTCTAACAATAGCACCACCCGCAGCGGCAACAACAGGAGCAATTTCATCTACCTGTTCTACTTCTTCGGTAGCAGGAACTTTTGTCTTGTAACCAAAGAACTTATTGTATGCTGCCTTGACACCTTGCTCACGATTGGTTCTCTTTCTCAGAGCATCTTTACCGTGTGGTTGGTTGCCATAAGTTTGTCTGACTGCCTTATCAGAGTATGAAGCAAGAGTTTTCTTTGAGATCTCATCGATCTGCTCTGCTTCTTCTCCAAGAGATGCTTTCACTGTGTGATAGTTAGGAACTGTTTTACGACGACGTTCATGTTCTGCCTTGATTTCCTTTGAGGTGTAACTACCATGCGGGAACTTCTTCGTAGCATGAAACTTTAGACGAGCATCTGACATACTAGTGATGCCTTCTTCGAGCTCGACTTCTTCATTCATCTCACCCTGCATATAATTCGCAGCAGTTGAGATGTAATCTTCTGCCAGAGTAATCTTAGACTGAACCCACTCAGGAAGATTGGTATCGTCACTAAGCATATCGTGCATACGTTGCGAGTTAGCAATGATTGACTTCAGTTGGGACATTGCCATGTCACCTTCGTAGTCATACTCTTGCTTTTCTTTTGCTTCAGTAGCATATGTCTTAGCACCAGCACGTGCTTTATGGAATACAGTATCATCACCCAGAACAATAAACATCATGGAGTTGATGAACATGTTCATCGCATCACGCTCAGATCCCTGAAGAGTCATGCCGTTTTGAACCTTGGCAATTGCTCTGTGTAGAACAGGAAGAACATTTGATGGCATGAGACCAGCGCGAACAAGTTGATCTAGACGACCACCAAGATCCGCTGCCTCCGAGATAATTTGATCTCTGATTGTTTGTTCTAAACGCATGGTAATTATTCCCTTAGATCTTTTCTCTATTTATATTATTTAGAGGTTGCTCGAAGCATCCAACCGTGCTTTGCATGAACATCAAGACGTTCTTCCAATAGATTTACTAGACCACGGTTGCCAGCAGCATCTGCCAGTTTATGTGCAGAATTTAGTGCTTCAATAACAGAACCATTAGCATCAATTAGATCAGCAATCATTCCCGTTACATCAACACCAAAAATATTTGACTCCTTAACAGTAGTCATTGATGCCAGTTCTGTCATATTATATGGAGCATACTCGTCAAGCGCACGAATCTCTTCAGCAATCTTGTCGATTGCAGCGAACAGTTCTTCATAAAGTCCAGCAAAGAAATCATGCATCTGGGAGAAGTCTTTACCTTCTACATTCCAGTGATGCCCCTGCGCCTTGAAATACATACCGAATGTATTTGCAAGAACAACCTTCAATGCTGTTTGTAATTCATCCATATTAACAATCCCATGCTCTACGCGACCAATAGTTCGCTGATGTTTTATCTTTCAAATTACCTTGACCACCAGACCTTGCGCAGTAAGACTTCTTACGATTAGGAATATGCTTCTTGATGGACAATTTCTTGTCACCAAAGTTTACCTTCTGTGCCTTGCCATCGCCATCAGGATCAACGTAAACCTTGGACTTCTTAACGTCACCCTTCATTGGTTTGTTAAGAGGAACAGTCTTACCTTGATAGGTTGCCTCGGCGATAAATTGTTTGAATGACAGCATTATTTTTTCTTCTTTTTATATCTGTTTGTTGCACGACTACGATCAATTTGTCTTTCCTTTGACTGAAGACGAATTGATAGACGAGCAACAGTTGGTGCCATACGCTTTACTTGTGCTTCGATTCTTGCTTTCTCTGTTGATGAGATAGTGGATCTATCTCTACCACGAAGAATTCTTTTATATACCATGTTGCGAGCAGCACGAATAGAACGTGCCTTGATGCGATCAGGTGTAGCAACACGCTTCAGCGCAAGATTTCTTGCCATGTTACGGCGAGTCTTTGTGCGCATTGCGTTAAACTTTTTCTTCAGACGACCCTGTGGTGTGATCGCTTCGTCGAGTTCTTCTTCATCATCTTCTTCCTCTAGATCGTCATCGTCATAATATTGAGAGAGATCATCCCACTCAGAAGATTCGATTTCGTTAGCAACATCTGCTTCGATTGCAACTTCATCGTATTCATCTTCGCGACCATCTTCATTGTAGTCGAGAATGTCTGAGTTCATTGGAGGAGTTGGATAGTTTGGACCTTCAATGTCACATGTGCATGGTTTTGGTTCACCGATCATTGGCATAGATGCATCGCATGCTTCTTCATGAATTGCTTTCATGAATTCATCATGAGATTTGTGGGCACGCTTTACTAGCGATTCTTTTTCAATCGAAGACTTGAGTCCATGATACTTGCTCATAAACTTATCAGCATGGTTTGGTGCAATGTCATGCTCCTTACCATCATGGAACTTTACCTTTGATCCGACAGAGATTGCTTTATGAAGTTGGTGCACCAGATTCTTTGGTGCTTTCTTTTCTTCTTCTTTCTTCTTTGCCAGAGTTTTCTTTGCCTTAGCAATTGCCTTTGGGTCTGCTAAAACTTTTTGGATTCTTGCTCTAAACTTTTCGCGAGCAGCAGCACCCTTGGCAGAGATTTCTGTCAGAGTTTCTTCGGTGTGAATGCCACCACAATACTGTGTTGTTACGTTATCGTAACGAGCATCGAATGTTGGGATTGTATCACCTTCCATAGTTTCTTGACCAGGAGTTACCTTAGCAAATTTCTTGCGTAGTTCTGGACGACCCCATTCGTTGTCGCGCCCAAGTTGTTCTACTTGAAACTCTTCGTTCTTAGGTTTCTTGCCTGCCTTCTTCATAGCAATAGCGATTGCTGCTTGCTGCGCTGGATTGGCAGCTTCTGTTTGAGATGCCTTCAGAGCAGCATCAGTTGGTGCACCCTCGGATCCAGGTTTGCGCATACGCTCACCAGAACCTGCTTTAATTCTCTTACGCTTGGCATGAATATTGTCCCAGAGTCCACGCTTCTCTTCGAGTTCGACTTCTTCCATCGAAACTACTTTATGCAATGGATGCTTCATCGCCTTTACATCTGCCGCATCCTTTGTTGCATGGGTGGAAACAACTTGAGTTCCCTTCTTGACTGCCCATTTAGCAACAGACTGCTTAGTCTGGCGAGTCTTCTTTAGTTCGTCTTCAAGATCTGGATCGATTTCTTCAGGCAGAATGAAGCGATCCTTATCAATCTTGGCACCAGTCCAATCTTTCTTAGACTTCTTCTTTGCCTTCTCGATAATTTGCTCAACAGATTCTGGCACGCAGTTTGGAACTTTGCGTCCGCCCTTCTTCTTCATGCCTACCATCTGATAACCCTTCCAGCAAGGATCATCTTGTTTTCCAGGTTTCCCGATGTATTTTTTCTCTGCCATTACTTCTTCGCTTTCTTATTTAATTCTTCGATGGACTGTTTATTGTCGTTGATCCATTGCTGCAAACTGATAAGTTGTTGACTGTTTTGCATGCATCTGTTGTAGTTGTTGATGATTGTGAAGAGGGCTTCATTGTCTTTAATTCCAGAGGGGGACGCATCAGAACTGAGGGTGGGGTCGGCATCACTGCCTGTGGCACTAGCGTCGTGCGTGAACACCCAGCCGTTAGACATAACAGACTGACTAGGAACATTGTTTTTGGCGCGATCAAGGTAGACATATTCTTTTTCCCTAATTGTATTGACACGATCGACATATTCAGTAACAACTTTGTTGCTGATCTCAGCATTTTTCTTTTCCATCTCGGCAACCTGTGCCTGAGACTTGGCGGCAAATCTTTGTAGTTCTGCCTCAGCGTAAGCAGATCCCTTCATGTATCCAAAGATGAATACACCAAAAAGCAGGGCAGCGCCTGCAAGTAACTTATATGGTAGAGGGATCATACCGAACATATCAATTTCCTTTTCCTATATTTATTCTTCTTCTGACTTCTTGGTTGGTTTCTTTGGTGCGAACTTTTCTACGCCTGTAATACCAAGAGTACCAATAACAATATACATTACACCGTTGAAGATAAACTCTTCAATAGTGTAGTCCCAGAATAGATTTGCAATGTAACCGATGGCAATAAGAATAGTAGCAACAACAGCAACCCAACGCTTAGTAGATGGATTACCATTTTCTGACATCATGTCTTTTAGATATTGAATCATCTACTTACTTCCTCCCAGTCAATTGATGCATATACATCGGCACCACCTGTATCAGAAGCAATGACTAGAGCAAATTCACTAGCAGTTCCTGTTAGTCCGTTGCGCTCTAGTTGAAATCTGAATAGTGCTTCTTTGAGAATATTAATAGGTGTATTGCCTTGGTTCGAACCTGTAGTATAGCCAGAGGCAACTACTCTACCACCACTAATAGTAGTAGCACCGATATTATATTCTACCGCAGAGTTTGCACTAACGTTAGTCCAACTACCATTAGATGTTGTTCCATCTTGAATAATCTTCCATTTATAGTTAGCATTATTTGTAATACCCATGATAGCAGCAGCCGATGGAACAACAATTGCGTCAAGTGCAGTTGACTTTAGACGCATGGTGATTACTGGATAGTCTGTATTAACAGTTGGTAAATCACGAGGCGATCCCATAGCAAGACCAGCAGACTGTTGAAGACCACGCATTTCATATCCACCCTCGGACATTACGGATGAACAGATTTGCTTTAGCGTCGAACTTGATCCAGTTGCACCAGTATTCTTAATCTCGTAGCGAAGTGGCAGAGATGCTGTTGTCATGTATGTGCCAGTGATAATATTGGCATGGTGGAAAGTATGAACATGAACAAACTCACCATCGATTACAAATCCACAGCGAACAGAACCAACACCCAACCACTCAACATCCATCCAGAAGATTTGTGACTTAGATAGGTCGAGAGTACCAACAAGAGTATTCTTATTCCAACTTGCTTGGGCAACTCTAGTTTCTTGGACTCCACCAGAAATATATGTTCTCTTTACCAGATTAACAGTAGAGTCGTCAAGTTCTAGATAGATACCATTCTGTGTACCATAGTATCCAACTCTTTGACGGAGACCTGTCTTTGCTGCATTCATAGTGAATGTGTTAAGAATAAGCAGAGACTTTCCTGGTTGATATGCAAATACTTTAGTTGTTTCACGAACAACCTCAGCATTAACCAGACCATTTACTGTCAGATTAATTACACCGCTGTTGGCATCATGTGATGCACTGGCAGTACCAGTTGTAGCAGTTGACCAAAGTCCATTGTCTTTGAAACGATGTGAAGAATCAAACAATGTCATTGGTGTAGAAGTGCGTAGTCTACCAAAGGCATCTGTCTGTGTTGGTGCAAAGAAACTTGTGTCAGCAGTACCTTGAACATAGATAGGATTGGTTGCGCTGTTTACTTCGCCACCTGGAGCAAGTGCAACATAGGCAGGATCATCCACTGGATTGTTAACGTGAACATCAGACGAGACATTAACACTACCTGTAATGGTGATGCTGTCTGAACCTAGAGATACTGGTAGTGGATTTTCCGCTGTTACAAGTTCTCCATCGAATGTTCTAAGAACAGGTGTTTCATGGAACTCGTCATTGACTCTTATCTGCGACATCTTAGATTCTTTCTAGAAACTGTTTAAAGGACATTGCTTCATGGAGTCCCATTCCATGGCGAACATCTTTATAGAGTTCGTGTTTATGTTTTGTCGACATTGCACTTGGTGCCATCTTATGGAATTCTTTTTCATTACCAGATGCAGCATGTTGACGCATCTTGGTAGCAGATGCACCAGAAACACCAGTGTCTGCATCAGAACGTTCGCCACCTACCTTGTGGATCTTTATACCTTTAAAGTTGAAGTGACCATGTCTACCTTCAACTCCATTATACTTGTGAATCAAAGAATGAAATTCATGGGCACGATCAGAACCTACATGCAGGTGGAGGTGTGTCACACCTTGCTTGTGTAGATTCGACAGATGATGGAGCATTGTTGGCGACTCTTTAGTTGCCAGTTTAATGTTCGCTCCAGGAAATGCACGCTTGGCATGCTTCAACTTTTGCTCTGGTGTCAGAGGATTCTTCTTGGCATCATGACTACCAGTCAGGATAATGGTATGACCATGTTCACCTGCTGCCTTACGAACCTGATTTACAACTGCCTCGTGACCAACAGTTGGTGGATTCATTCTACCTTGGGTAATATGGTGATGGACTTCTTTCATTTCTTGCCCTTACCTGCTCTCAGGATGGCACTACGTTCACGATTCGCTTTCGAGAATCCTTCGCGATCAACAACCTTTAGACCATTGGCAACATAACCTTCGCCACCAGATGCCTTACCACTAATCTTTGTGTGGAATCCACCACCACCAGCAGCATCCAGTCCACGTGCTAGGTGATTGGTTGCTTGTTGAAGATGATGATGAATTTCGAACGACTTAGCAAAGTGTTCTTTGTTCTTAGTAACGTGGGCAATGTCTGCCTTCATAGCAGCAGTCTTACGTTCTTTGGCAGCAGCAGTTTTAACTGCATCGATTTTCTTCTGGTGGACTGCTTCTAGATGCTTCTTGTATCCAGAAACAGTTGGAGTTTCTTCACTAGTAACTGTCTTGTTGATATAAGAACGAGCAGTAATTTCATGACCAGCAAGGTGATGATAGGTATGATCCTTCATCAGTTTTTCTGCTTGGTTCAAGTGATGTTCAGCAGATGACTTAACTTCTTGTGACAACTTACGTTCATGTGGAGCAACCAAATGGTGAACCATGTGAACATCTGGGTGCGACCCAAAGTGCTTAGTGTCAGTAATTGGATGTGCTGTTTTGTCTGGTCCCTTTAGTTCTGTATGGACCGTCATGCTTACCTTTGACTTGTGTAATTTCTGTCCCTCTTCACTGTGAAGTGGAGCATGATATTCGATAGTGTTAGGAGTATGGGAAATATGTCCATCTTTAACCTCACGAGTATGCGGTTCACTCATATATCCACCCTGATATTCACCAGCATGTTTTGGCAGAACCTTACCAAGATGTTTGTGAAGTGCTTTTAATGGACCGACAAGATAGGGTTTGTGTCCATGCTGCTTATCAATATCTGATGCAGAAAAATTATAGTGGGATCCTGGTCCCTTATACTTTACGCCAACCTTACCTTCTGGGGTGCGGATGGCGTGGAACGACATGCGATCGTCAATCTTGCGAGTGATTGGAGTCTTACCTGCAGCAACACCACGTAGTGTGTCAAGTGCATGATGTGCAGCTTCTTTGCTGTCAAATGATCTGTCCGATGGGTGTTCAATGTGTTGAATCCCAGCAGCAGGTTTCTTTTCTTCTGAGAGATATTGGATAAAGGATAGCATTTATATTCCTATCAAGTCAAGGTATCTCTCATATTTATAATAAAAATGTCCTATCAAGACTCCGTTTAGTTACTATGTTTTCTCGCGAAGAGAATGAAAATACTTCGGGTGTTCCGTTGGTAACTGATAGGATTACCACGTTTTTATTTATTAAATCAACTTTTTCCAGCAGAAATTCAATCTTTTATTATGGTAAATAATTTTGGTCGGATCAAACTTTGGCGAATACATTATCAATTTTTCATTATCGTAAACAGGTTTTTCTAAATTGACATCTATATGTGTAGTTCTTCCTGCTCTGACGCAGCGTATAACAATGTCGAGAAGTTCTTTTCTGGTAAATTTATTTTCCATCATATTCAAGAATTCCTTATCACCATAATGAAATGGAACATAGGATTCATCATAACCGCCACCAAGTTCAAACATTTTTTTACTACACATAAACGTATTCATTGAAGGAAACGTATCATTTTTATGTGCAGTAGTAAAGGAATACCAATTATCTTGATTGAGATTCATAGAATAAATTTTAGAAAGATCCTCGATCTCGAGGAAATGATCAATGTCCAGAAATATCAACCAGTCATTTCTAGAAACTGCTGCTCCCAGATTACGACAACCGTGACTATTGAATCCGATATTTTCTGTGACTGCATAGAGAGAGAATTTTATATTTGAATTGAATTCAACATCTTTGACAATATCAAAAGCAGGATATTCAGAAGATCCATCATCAATAAGAATGATGGCAACTGGAACTTGTATTTTTTTCCAATGTTCTATCTGTTTCTGCAGAAAATCTTTGTCGTTATAATATGTTTGTATGATCGATATAGAATTCATATCAATCTTTCCCAATCAAAATTTACGAATCTATCAACCTTATTCATTTTGTCTGGATAAAATCTTCTGGTATAGAATACCATCTTCTCGTCATCATATACTGGAATTTCAGCATTCTCGTCGACGATTGCTTTCCTTCCACCTCGACGACATGTCAAAATCAACCATTCTAAATTTTTCTTTTGATAATTAGTGGAGAGTTGATTTAGAAAATCTCTATCACCCATATGAAACGGGACGAAGGATTCATCATATCCGCCTTGTTCTAAAAACAATTTCTTAGGAATGACAAATTGATTCAATGACATGTATGGAACCCCTCGTCCATGAAACTTGGCATTCATTTCATACCAAGAATTTGGATCGAGGGGTTCTGTCTTTAATCTTACTAGATCGGAAGGTTGGATGGTATAATCTATATCTAGAAATACCAACCAATCGGTTGCTGCCAATCTTGCACCAAGATTACGGCAACCATGACTGTTAAAACCAATGTCTTTTCTCACACGATAGAGAGAAAAATTAATATTGTCATTGAGAGTATGCTCAGACAACACATCGATAGCAGGAACCTGTTGAGATCCATCATCAATCAGTATGATATTTACTGGTGTGTTGTATACGTTCCACCTCTCGATTTGTGTCTCGAGAAGTTTCCTCTCATTGTAATAAGTATGGATAATTGTTAGATTATTCACCGACAATCTGTTTTAGTTCTTCAGTAGCATCAATTTCAGTGAGATCGATGGCAGGAAATTCTACCTGCTCCGTAAGACTATACTGAAGATACTCGTTGTGAGTGATGTTCTGATCAAGATACAGTTGCCATCCAGAGAGAGTTTCATGGAACTGCTTGGTATGAGTTTCGATCAGATGCCTCTTGTCTTCACAGGCGCGACCGATTTCGGCGAGAGTCGGTTCATGATCAAACCGTTCGATGATATATTCCTTACCACCAACTGTCTTCCACAGCGGCATATCTTCTGTGGCAGAATTTGCCCAGATCATTGTAGTGGCAACCAACTTGAGTTTCAGTTCAGTGTTTTCAGTTTGTTCAGTCATTTCAGTTCCTTAAAAAATGGCGATGCCAGTAGGATTCGAACCTACGACCTAGAGCTTAGAAGGCTCTTGCTCTATCCAGCTGAGCTATGGCACCAATTTCAATTATTGTTATACTATAGAATGGTATATTTGTAAAGGTTTTTTTATTTAATATCTAATTTTTCTGGGTACTCGAACCACCCAGTGGCGATGTATTTATTGCCAACCAAATCCTTTGCTGCCCTATGAAGGTGAGTGTATGCTGCAGGCCATATGACAATAGTGCCAGCAGTTGGAGTGAAGGAAACATCCTGATATTTAAATTCAGTTTTCCCACCAATCTCAACATCATTCAAATACAACATCCAGACTGCAAACCTTGCACGATTATTGCCAGATCCCTGTTCAGCATGCCAAGTATGGAAACCTCCACCTGTCTCTGACTTCTGGAGTTTCCAACCTGGACACATAATCTCCAGAAATGTTCGACTGGTAACATTATACTCTTTGTTATATTTTCTCCACGCAAACATCAATGACTCAACGATTGCATCTTCGTATGGTTTTAATGATCCATATCTACCAGAGAAAATATTCCAATCAGTTCTAGTTGAATCATTGGAAAGAACGCACGAAGATCCTGGATCTGGACGCGAAATAATCTCATCCATCTTTGCGCAAGTACCTGCGCAAACTTCTAGAGAAATCGAATTAGGATATGTTTGGATAAAATTCATCAAAAGTCAAACTTAGAAAAGTCCCTCATTCTTGTTCCTGCCTGTGTCCTCTCAAAAACAGGAACATCTTCCTGCCCTGAATCCATGATACCTTCTTGCGCAGACGCTTCAACATCATACAGTTTCATCTTACCACGATCAATGCCAACCATGAAACGCTTGTTCATAGCAGGGTCATTATATCGATTCTTCAACTGCTTGACCATCAACTGCCCCATCTTCTCGAGTTCCTCGGTGGAGATGAGAGCAAACATCAAGTCGGCAGTTGCTGGCAGACCAAACGACTCCGAAGTATCTGTCAACTCAACGTCGCTGTTCGCATATCCGCCACGAGTAGTCTGAGTTGCAGAAACAACTGGTAGATCAAACTCGACTGCGAACCCACGAAGTTCTTCAGCGATCGCCTTAACATATGTATAAGAGTTGACACCTGCTCCTGGTTTGAAACGACTGGATGCACAGATGTTCAGATAGTCGACGAAGATAATATCTGGACGGAAGTTTCGCTTCAGTTGCAGTTCGTTTAGCAGTGCCTTGAAATGTCCAACGTGCGCAGATGCAGTAGGATATTCCTTTACGATCAACTTACCTTCAGTCTTTTGACGAATCTTATCGATGCGATTGTCAAACATGGACTTCGACAGATCCTTGAGATCTTGGATGTTCACGTTCATCAAGTTGGCATCGATACGTTCTGCGATACGTTCTTCTGCCATTTCTAGGGTGATATAGAGAACGTTCTTGCCTTGCGCCAGAACACCTGCTGCCATGTGACACATGAACAGTGACTTACCTACACCAGTACCAGCAAGAGCAATGTTCAATGTCTTGTTTGGTAGACCACCGTTGGTAATCTTGTTGAACATTTCAAGGTCGAATGGCAACTTTGTTTCATCACGATGATAAAACTCATAACGAGAATCAGAGTTGTCTAGGTAATCGTGACCAACGTTATTATCGAAGCAAACACTCAATGCTTCCTGTAGAATGGAAGGAATACCATCTTGAGAATGTGCCTTATCTTCACCATCAATGATCTGAATAGATTTCATGATAGCATTATAGACTGCCTTATCCTTACAGAACTTCTCAGTCTCTTCAAGCAACCATTTATTGTTTACTTCCAACTCTGAGTCAAGTTTAGTCAGAGTCTCATTAATATCCTTGTATTCTTTTTCGTTTACAGACTTGTCATTTTGAACAGCAATATCGATTGCCTCTACTGTTGGCAAAGAATTATATTTGTTAATAAACTCTGCGATATAACCAAACAGTTTTCTCTCGGAAGATTCATGGAAATATTCTGATTTGATAAAAGGAATAATCTTTCTTGTGTAATCTTCATCAGATAGCAGTTTGCTCAGGATAATTGTCTCTATCTTCTTGTGCATCAATTTCTTCCCACATCATATCATTAATAGAATCCAACCATGCTTGTTCTGCACATGGTTCGCAAATATATATCTCGAAGATCCGCCCCATTTCTTCACCTTGAAGGCATAGAGCAGGATCTCGTTTTATATTAATACTCTTGTGACATTGATCACAGATTTTCGTATTCTTCCGAAATATCCTCGTCAGAAATGTCCACATTGTCACCCTCCATCATTTGTCCACCTGCCATACGATAACGACTTTCAATCCAATCAGCAAATGTCTTGTCAGTCAGAATGGGCATCCAGAATTCCTTGTTGTATGTATCATTCAAACGATACTTCTTCTCTTCACCGACACGCTGATACCAACCGTTGTTTGGTTTTACCACATGACCAGACTCAAGAGCAATGTCAAGCAGACCAGACCACTTACTGATACCACCTTCGAACGTGACTTCAATCGGAATCTTGGACTTCTCGCGAACATAGCGAGACTTCTCGACGTTGATGATAAAGTTGTAACCAACGACTTCGGTTCCCTGCTTTTCCTGCTGGCGACCGATAATAAAGATGTTATCTGCTGAGTAGTAGATACCAGTACCACCAGACACAATCGCCTTCGGGAACATACCAATTTCCATATAGGTATGGTTGACAACAACCATCGGAAGATCCTTGATTGTTAGGTGGGGTGTGATCATACGGAACAGAGACTTCATCTGCTTGGCACGAGTCATATCTGCAACTGACTTACCGTCGAGAGCATCATCGACTTCCTTCTTAGATGCCAAGTTACCAACAGAGTCAACAACAATCATGACATTATCGCTGCGTTCGATCTCGTTGATCTGATTCATAACATCATGCTTCAACTGCTCAATGTCAGTGATCGGAGTATGAACAACCTTGTCAGTGTCAATCCCAAAGTTCTCAAAGTATGACTGCGGTGCACCAAACTCCGAGTCATAGAACAGGATGACACCATCAGGATACTTGGTCTGGAAACTCTTTACCAGCATCATAGCAAACGCTGTCTTGAAGTGCTTCGACGGACCAGCGAAAACGGTAAGTCCTGGAGTCAGACCACCATCAAGACGACCAGACAATGCCACATTTAGAGCAGGAACTGGTGTCTGGATCAGATCCTTAGTACTGAACAATTTGCTCTGCGAAAGAACATTTGTTTCCTTGATAGTAGAATTCTTTTTAATCTTGTCAATTAGTGCGTTACTCATCCGAATAAATCCTCCAATGTTGCAGTCTGTTCGGTCTTCCAACCAAGACCGTCAACAATTTGTTTAAGTGGTTCGATAAAACTCTTCTCGAACATTGTATTATAATCTACATACTTATGAATGTCAAGTTCTTTTGGAATTTTACCGATAAATGCGATACAATTTTCTCTAATAGTATTTGGTTCTTTCAAGTAAAGGAACTTAATCTTTTCACCTTCTTGAATTGCTTCATACTTTTTCACAAGACCATGTTTATCTAGTAGGTGATTATACATCAATGCACCACGAACATGCATTGGTGTCCCCTTGCCATAGATATCTGACGTGGACTTGTATTTTACCAATCCGTTTACGCTCCGAGGGAAGGCAATCTCTTCAGGTTCCATACCATTAAACAACCCACGAGTGTGTTCAATAAACCTCTGTAGAGTTGTCTCATCTGCAGTCAGACAAAGTCTTACCGCTTCCTTGAGACTTTCCCGAACAGGCGCTGGAGTCGAGGAACGAACAATCTCGAGACCCATGACCTTGAGTTTCGGATCTTTGTATCGGACACCTTCGTTGTCATATACGTTGAGCGCATACCTCTTTTTCGCAACCCAGAGGCCACGTTCTGCGATCGCTTCACGTTTGAATATAATTTTCTTTTGAAATGCGTTCGTGTAGTTCGCAAGTTGATCGCAACTTTTGTTGATCGCCTCTGTGATTTTCTCTTCGCAGATTTTATCGAGAACATCAATGATCCGATCGCGAGATAGATTGCCATAATACTTACGAACAAGAGGGTCCAAGGAAATATAACAAGAGTCAGTATCACTGTAGAAAGAGTAGTCGTGTCCATTAGTTCCAACAACCTTGTTTAGATAATCGTTTAGTGCCTTGCCGACTTCCTGAATAATATACTGACCAGTCATTGTGATGCCCTCGGCAATACGAGCATCGTAGTAGCGGAAATACTCATTACCCCACGCACCGAACAACGAGTTCAACTGAATCTTTCTTGCCATCTGGAAGTTGTTAAACTTTGAGATGTCATTCTTTAGTTTCGGATTCTTAGTTTCCTCATACTCTTTCTGCGCTGCGATCATCAGTTTCTTATAACGTTGACGGTCATCAAAGAATTTCTGAACAATCTCAGGGAACACACCTTGCTTGGTGCGAGTATAACAATATCCATTGGCAGTCATGCAATAATCTTGTTCTTTCAGATCATCAAGATTATACTTCTTATCAAGCAACCCACGAACAGTGGTATCCTTAACAACTCCCTGAACGAAAGTCTCAGGAGATTGATTATACTGCATAATGATTGACGGATACAGCGAGGTAGCATCGAAGGAAACAACCCAGTCATACTGTCCAGGTCTTGGTTCCTTCACATATGCACCTTCAATCTGCCGACCCTTGTTTTCTTTCTTCTGTGGAATCTGAATACCTTGTTCGTGTAGGTGATTGTAAATGATACAGTCCCACGTGCGAACCTGAGAGAAAACATCACCGTAGTTGCACTTAGCGTCGTATGCCATAGTGAGAATAAGTTCGATAAGTTTCATCTTATGCTCAAGAGCATCGACAATCTCAACGTCTCGAATGTTATACTCGACAAACTTCTGCCAATCCTTGGTGTAGAATTCGCGGAAAGTCTCATACGGATTTTCCATCTTCTTCAGACCAAGTTCGACTTCGCCAATGAAATCCAGTTTGTAACTTTCGCGGCGAGTATAAGTAAACTTCTTGTAGAGATCAATGTAGTCGATGATTGCAACACCAGTAATTTCATACGAAACATACTCGCGACCCATCATGGTAAGATTCTTGCGACGAACAAGACCCCACGGAGAGAACTTCTTCTTCATCGTGCTATCTTCTTCCGAGCAGAACAGACGTTCAACTCGAGAGATTAGATATGCAATGTCGAACAGGTCACAGTTCCAACCTGTGATGATGTCAGGATAATTTTCGGAATACCAACGGATGAATGTATCAAGAAGATCACGTTCATTATCGCATTTCACATACAAAAATTTGTTACCATTGGCACGAAGATTCTGAATCTCTTCACACTTATCATCGAACTCACCACATCCAAACGTAATGATCTGCCGAGAAATAAGATTCTTGACAGTTACGAGGAGAACTTCCTCAATCGGATTCTGAACGTCAGGAAATCCATGCTCGGCAGATGTTTCGATGTCGATGGTTTGAATGTTTAGTTGAGACATATCCCACTGGATTTCTCCAGGATAGTTCTTGGTGATATACTGATAACCAAAGTTTGTTTGACCATAGATAGCAAAATTATCAACTTCACCATAACTCTGGATGAATTGTTTTGCTGCATTGTTATCTTCAAACTCGATTGGTTGAAGATCTTCGCCATACAAAGATTTGTATTTTGATTCTCCCTTGATCTTTGCCTTCACGAATAGAGTGGGAGAAAACTCATCGCGCTTGGTGAAACGCACACCATTATGGACTCCTCGGACAAGAACCTTAGAACCATATTGGTGTGCGCACGTGTAAAACTTCATAAAAATCCCTCGCCAATTTCAAACAGTATACTAAAAAACATAACAAAAGTAAAGGGATTTATCGCAGTTTATATCCAATCTTTGCTTCAAGTTCTTCGATTGACATCGTCGAGACCTGCGACTTTGGAACTAGATTGTCTACGATATAAACTGCAGTCTTTCCGTCGGGAAAATATGCAACCTTGTATAGCATGTCAGGAACAGGAACACCTGCCTTACCAATACGCTTTGGTGTCTTGCTATAATATGCACCAGTTACGACCCACTTGAAAGGAACCGAACGAACGCGATCTTCAAGCAGACGCCAAGCAGTGCGATTGACTGAAGGCAACTGCGGTGTCATATTGGTCATAAGAAATGTATCAGACATTTCCTTTGGGTCATCAGCATTAGCAGCAGGAACCATATGCCCACGATCATAACCAGAGTTGGTGTAGTCAGCAGGAGTAGGAGAGTCAGAGATACGCTTGTCAGCACGGAAGTCATCTGTGCGAGCAACCTTCACGATACGATCTTGTGCAATCTCAGTCGAGAATACTGTTGCATTGTTTACATCATCGTAAACTGTAGCGAAGAAAGAGTTGCAAAGAACTACCGTATTAGGTACTACGATTTCCTTACCGTTTGGATAGAACTGATCGCATGGGGACGCATTAGCAACAGTCGGTAGAGCGAACAGAAATAGGGCAGCAATTAAGTTCTTCATACGATAATCTTACTTTCTGGAACAATGATGCCAGAACCAAGACGAGAATTATATTCATTCAACATTTCAGTTTCTGGATCAAAAATTGAAATGACAGCGCCCGAACGGATGGGAACAATGCTATCCTTGGCATACGGGCAATATGGTGCCAGTCCAATACCAAATTGATTTTGCCCATTCGGGACCATCATAATTTGCAACGGTTTTGACAGGACAAGAAGTCCTGCTTCTTCGAGTTCTTCGGAGACGTTTGCAATAATGTCTTCGCCCGAAATAAGTTTTACAATTTTAATATTGAACATGGCACCTTCACCTTAGATAGTTACAATTGCGTAACCCAGAATCAATAGCATACTTGCCACAATCCCGTGGGCAATGCGAGAAACGGGTACAACATAATTATGATTGAACATTACTTTTCTCCATCTTCTGTTAGAAACTCAGCAGTTGATTCTGCATCACCAGTTTCTTCAGAGTCGGTAATGTCAATCTTCTTTGCTTTCTTTTCCTCTGGGGTAAATGCTTCAAGCCAAACCTTCAGCATACCATTTACCAGAGACGAACTCTTGACTTCGACGTTGTCAGCAAGAGTAAATTCGCGAGTGAAACCTCGCTCGGCAATTCCCTTGTAAAGATATTCAGCATCTTCGTCAGACTTGACGTTGCCGCTTACCTTTAACTTGCCTTCTTGAAGTTCAATATCAAGATCCGTCTTACCGAAACCAGCGACTGCCATCTCGATAACGTAACGGTCTTCATCGACCTTCTTGATATTGTAGGGAGGATACTTCGACACAACCTGTACCGACTGATCAGCAATGTCTGCCAACTTCTTCATGACGCGATCAGCGCCAACGAAATAACGGTCGATGTTTGGAACTTGTGCGAAAGTATGATCGAATTTCCAAGTCATTTATTTTCTCCTATTAAGCGAGTTAACAAAAAGGGTGCCATCCGAAGCATGGCACCCTCTATTTATACTACATTTTTAGTTAAAAGTCAATTACTTTTTACGTCCAATGTTATATTTTTGAACGAGTTCCCACTCATTCTTTTCTTTGTATGCAATAATTTTAATTTGATTTAATGGCGCACAATTCTCATGGATTTCTGGATTCTTGATGTCAACCAATCCCCAATCCGAAAGAAGTTTCGCAATTGTGTTTCTACGCTCCAGATCATTATCGCTAAAGTCTGCATCCTTGCCATCAAGAGCAAATAATTCCTTGAAGTGAACAATAAAATATCTGCCCTGCTTGTGCAGAATATGACACGACTGGAATAATGTCTTTTCTTTGCGAGAGGCAACGCCGATGCGCGAAAGAGTTTCGCGGACCTTTAGAAAGTCGTCTGGATTCTTAAGAGAGACTTCCAGAGGTGCGTACCCTGGAAAATCAATGTCAAAAAAATCTTCGCTCATTTATTACCACCTTTATACAATTTCTCTTTTATATACTTTTTTTGTTCTTCAGAGAGAATTGCGAGTGCTTGGCGAGCCTTTTCATTGCTATAACCATAATACTCTTTTATCATCTCTACTTCGGCGTCGTCTTCAATTTTGATCCATTTATCAAAACGTTTTCGAGCACGAATAGTATTTATAAGATACATGTTTTGTAGAGATTTATCAAGGTGAGAACGACAATTCATCTCGTTTGCAGGATGGACTGTCTCGATACTGAAACTCAGACCACGATTGATGATCCAAGGATTGTATTGCTTCTCTGACCAATCGTCAACGATAAGATTTTTCTTACCATGATTGATGTCATTTATAAAATCAAAGGGAGAGATACCTTTCTTCTTTTCGTTATAGTCCTTGGGATCGTATTCTTTCTTCGGATCACCAAGACCCTCTAGAATACTGGTCACTACTTCCACTCCATCGCTGCCATAATCTCAACGAGACATGCTACCAGATTGATCTCCTGATTGGCAGCAAACGCTGCCTTGTATTGATAGTCAGCAACAAGAAGAACAAGTTGTGCAGGATACTTCACATCCTCGATAACTGTATCGTAGATCTTACGGAAAATAATCTGCGGATCGTTGTCGATATTATCGACGACCCAAGCACGAACCTTCTTAAAGTCCTTACTCTTCAGAGCATCGACGAGTTCCTTCATGTTGACTTCTTGGATATTGGTAAGAATACCCTCGTCAATATTACCAGAGACACTGTATCGCTGAAGTTCGTTTAGAACACGGCGATAGTCAGGGAAGTGCTTCTTGAGAACCTCAGCAACAACCTTCTCATCATACTGCACATTTTCAGTGGAAAGGATCTCACCAAGACGCTTCATGAATCGCCCTGCCATCTTCGGACGATCTGCCTTGGTCAACTTAAATTCGATGACTGCAGTTCGACTGTGAAGTGGAGCGATGATACGATTCTTGAAATTACAAGTAAAGATAAACCGACAGTTGTTTGCGTATTCTTCGATGAACGCACGCAACGCTGGTTGAGTTGAGTTAGGATTAAGATAATCTGCTTCGTCGAGGATCACAACCTTTGTTTTACCGCCGAAGGAAACAGAGGATGCAAACTCTCGGATCTTGGTGCGGAGAACATCGATACCCGATTCTTCCGATCCGTTGATAATGATGTAGTCACATCCAAGTTCTTCGCAGATTGCACGAGCGATAGTGGTCTTGCCAACACCAGCAGAACCACAGAGTAGCATGTTAGGAATCTCGCCAGTTGCTACGAACTCGCGAAATGTATTCAATTGTGCATCGGGAAGGATGCAATCATCCAATTTATGTGGGCGATACTTCTCGACCCAGAGAAACTGTTCACGACTCATAATTATCTCCATAATAAAGTAAGTGACGGTTACGAGGTCCGTCGTTGCCTTTTCGTAGCAACCGCTCCACCCGAAGGTGCCATTTATACGCCAGAGTTACATCTGGTTCAACTATTTTCGCGCAACCAGTCAAGGATATTCTCAGGAGAGGTTTCACCATAAGGATCATCCTCTGCATTGTGAGTCATTCCAGGTTCAATGAACCACTTTTCAATCTTGCCGTTATTCACAATAACAGCGTAACGCCAAGACCGTTCACCAAAACCAAGATTATCCTTGTCCACCAACATGCTCATCTGGCGAGTAAAATGCCCTGAACCATCAGGAATCATCTTGACGTTCTGAACGTTCTGATCCTTCGCCCAACAATTCATCACAAAGGCATCGTTGACAGACATACAATAGATCTCGTCAATTCCACATGCTTCAAACTTCTGGAAATCTTGTTCGAACCCAGGAAGTTGATACGTCGAACATGTAGGAGTGAACGCACCAGGAAGCGAGAACAGAATCACACGCTTACCACCAAAGTAGTCATACGATGTGAGAGTTTCCCAACGGAAAGGATTCGGACCCTCGATAGATTCATCGCGGACACGAGTCTTAAATTCAACAACTGGAACAAATGTAGGAAGTTCTACTTCTTCCTGCCACTCACCATAATCAATAGTCATCTTCTCAACCACACTTAATCTCCACTTGTGCTTCAAAATCATTCAAGGCAAGAAACTTATTAAATTGGCGAACGACTTCTCCGAGACTATCAGTAGTGAAGTCAATGGAGACAGATCGATTGTCACCATCCGAATCATACGGAAGTCTTGCACCAAAACTAATTTCCAACTTTTCCACAATATTCTCCTTATACAACAGAAGTAGGTTCCATAGCAAGCCAGTACTCCAGATCCTTAGTAGAATGCTTGAAGTGCATCGCCTTCTTCTTTCCGAGAGTCACATCGTATTCGTCAGGAATGACCTTGAGATTCTCAACCTTCAGGCGACAATCAAAGTCACCTGCATCAGTGGTCGTCAGATCCTTACGATATGCATTGGCACGAGGGTTACTAGGATCGCTTACTGCAAGAGTAACCTTACCACCCTTAGATACGATACTCATCGTCGGAGCAGAAAGAATTGATGCTGCCTTCAGGACCATGTTGACATCAGCAGCAGTCAACTTGAAGGTGAAGAACGGATCAATTTCCAGAGTCTTATCGGGTGCAGCAGTAACCACCGAGGGATCAGCATAACCATACTCAAATTCCTGACCATCCTTACGAAGGAACATGCTAGTTTCTTCAAAGTCAATCTCATGATCATCCCAAAGACTGAGAAGAGCAAGCAGATTATTCAGATCATACACAGCAAATTCACGAGGGAATGATTCCTCGACAGTAGCACGTGCAAGAATGTTCTTACCTTCACTTACAGTTGCGAGAATCGAACCCTCGCGAACCAGAATATTTGTATTGATCGATGCAAAGTTCTTGAGAACTGCAAGGGTATTATCACTAATCTTCATTATTTCTTACCTTTCGTTTTACTCTTTTTGGTGTCAGTAGTAATAGTTATACTATCAATTTCTTCAATTGTCAATGGAGAAGTGGTCCCCATATCAACATAACCCATTGAAGTTACAGTTGTGCCAGAGAGATCAATTGTATCTCCACCAGCAAGAATAGTCTTCAATGAATATTCGTCGACTCGATGCTCATCCCAATCAGGAGGAATGATAAAGGTATCTTCTTCGTTTTCCTTATCGTGAACATACATGGCGATGATGGCATAGTGAATAACCTTCATCAGATCCTTGCGCCAGTCATCAGGACCACCCTTGTGACCATAACGCTGGGCATACTTCATGATGTTGCCGATGGTGAAACCAACACCATGACCACCGTCAATAATAAACTCAGTTGCCTGGAACTTATTCTGGGAATAATGTTCGTCGTAGGTGGAGTTTACGTAGTCGGTGATCTGCCGTAGCAGATCACCCTCATTATACTTATACTTAATTGTCATGTTATCTCCTTAGAACGGGACTTCTTCATTCGGATCGAAATAGGGATCTTCGTTGGTCTGCTCGTCAACAGCAGTACCAGCATCAACCTTCTTGTAAAGATCGAGGAACGCAGACTTGGTGTCAGAGTCAAAGCGATTGACGCAGAGTTCGATCGCCTTAGCACGCGAACCAAACATCGCATAGGCATTCACGATGTGCTCAAGACGACGAGTCGAGATCAGTTCTTCGACGCCACCGTCGTAGAAAGTCTTGCGGATAATGTCCGCCCAAGTCACCAACTTCTCAGCAAACTCGTCGTCAACCTTGTTGACCTTTTCCATCTTGTTGAGGATGATCTGCTTTTCGATCTTCATCGCAGGATATTCCTGCTCAACAGTGATGGCGAAACGCTCGAGGAAAGCATCGTCAAGGATCTGAGCAGACATAAACTTGCCATCGTCAGAACCACGACCCTTGGTGTTCGCCGTAGCGATGACGTTGAATCCACGCTTCGGGAAGACAGTCTCACCAGTCTTCTTGTTGAAGTAAGGTTTACCTTCGAGGATCGCCTGAAGGCACATCAACTTGTTCGAACCACGGTCGATTTCGTCAAGGATCAGGATCGCACCACGCTTCATCGCGGTCAGAACTGGACCTTCACGATAAACAACGTTACCGTCGACGAGGGTGTTACCACCGATCAGATCGTCTTCGTCAGTTTCGATCGAGATGTTAACACGAAGGCATTCACGCTTCAACTTAGCGCAGACCTGTTCGACCATCGTGGTCTTACCGTTACCAGACAGACCAGAGATGAACGTAGGATAGAAGTTCTCAGACTTGAGAACCTTCGTCAGATCACGATAGAAACCAAACGGAACATAGGTCACATCAACCTGCGGAACGAGGTTCTCAACGACAGTTTCCAACTTGGGTTGGATAACAATCTTGGGAGCATTGGCAGGGATGGAAACAGCAGGAGCAGAAACACCTGCCATCAGAGGATTCAGGTCATACGTACCACGCTTGACCATACGATCCTTGGTGAAGATCCAACCAGGATACTTCATGCCGAGTTGTTCGGCGGCAGCGACAACGTCGCGCTTACGGAAAACACCACCATTGGTGTTATTGGCGGAAAGGTATTCAACCAGAGCATCACGATTCATCATATCAACCTCACATCATCATAATATAAATGCATTCTACCTTAGAATGCGGCAAAAGTCAAGGGATTTTTATGCCCCAAAATAAACAAAAGATCCATCGGTGTTACGATCACCGAGAGCAATCTGGATATTAATATCACGGAAGATGACCTTAAACTTCATCATTGCCAGCGAGGCATCCGAGAGATACGTGACGGTCTCACGACCATTCAGAAAATGCTGAACGCCAATCCAAGGACGAACAACATTGTCAGCACACTTACGGTCAACGATGTCAACCACTTCACCACGGATGGTACCAGCAGCAGAAACGTAACGGACGCGATCACCAACGAGAACAGTCTTCGGAGCAGTCATTTCAATTTCCTTATCAATCATCATATATACACTCTACCCCATTTTTCGCAAAATGTCAAGCCGTCAAATAGAAAAAAGATAAAAAAATTGAAAAAAAAAGAGGGGACCGAAGCCCCCTCAATTCCGAGATCAGGCAACTGCCTGAATCATCTTAGTGAGCAGAACACGATTGCCCTGCTTGGTATTCTGGAACTTAGCGAATGCCTTACGAAGTTCTTTCGCATCAGTCGCATCGGTATCCAGAATATCTTCCCCGATCTTGAGATCATTACCTCCAGGAATCAGGAAGCGATCGTCAAAACCAGCGGAATTCTTAGTGTGGAAATACTTCTGCTTCCACTCTTGGCGCCACTTCTGGTCAAAGTCCGCACCATAATTATACATACGCTTGGCAGTCCACTTGGCATTGTAGTCAGCGATGAAGAAGTTGATCACACGCGAACCAGTTGCCTTCTTGTAGAGTTCGAGAAGAACCTGCTGCATCTGATTGCGATCGTCATCATTATACTTCACGGTGGTGTTAACGTTGGTAGTAGCGTCAGTCACAGTGATATTAAAGTTACCGTAGCGACCACCGACATTGACATTGTTATCACCATCACCATCAGTCAGGAACACAGTGTTCAGAACTTCGATACGGTTCTTAGTACGAAACTCGTCAGCGATGGTACGAGCAACGAGGATCGATTCTTCGAGAGGAGTCGAAGCAAGTTGCATAAACTCAGGCAGACGATAGTGATACTTACCAGAAGAAATATAACTACGACGAGAATCGTAGGCATCAGCAACAACCAGAAGGTTGCGAACTGCCTCATTAAACTGACCAGCAGAACAGTTGTTCGAAACAAACTGCATCAGGTAGAACGAGTTATCACCAATAACCAGTTCCTTATCGCTCGCAGCATACTTGTTCTGACGACGATTAGACCGCATCACATCAGCATTTTCGTATACTTCGCGAACGACACAGTTGTTAGTAAAACCGTAAACTTCGAACGGGATACGAACCTTGCGGCAGAACATCATCAGAGTAACCAACTGCTCAATGGTTCCCTTCATGTTACGCGACATCGAACCAGACATGTCGAGGAACAGGAGCATACCGTGGTTCTTACCATCAGGAACAACCGTGTTACGAGCGAACAGGTCTTCGCTGATCTTATGCGCCCAGACGCGATCGACATCGAGACGACCAGTCTTAGCAACCTGAGCACGTGACAACTGAGCAGCGCGACGACGCATCTCAAATTCCTGAACCATCAGGTTGACATACTTTTGGTTCTTGCTACGGAAGTCGAGGAATGCTTCATTAGCAATAGCATCGTAGTTTACAGGAACAGGTGACCAAGAATGTTCGTAGATCTTGGGTGCCATATTTTCAATGACCCACTTCATCGGAATGACATAGTCCTTGAGATTTACCTTACGGAGAATACCGTAAGCATAAGGACGCGAAGCAGCATCAACAATCGTATCTTCCATCTCACGGAAGTTCTGATCGGTGATTGAAACAGGATTATCATTCAGAGTCGAAGGAACATCGTTCGAACCATCAACCTTCTGACCAATCGATGAATCAGTAGTATCGTCAGACTTATCTTCCGACTTGTCATTCTTCTTAGCAACAGCAGTCTTGCCAGCAGCATCTTCAGACTGCTCATCGTCGCCACCATTGGAGTCATCCGACTCTTCACCTTCACCGTCGCCATCGCTACCATCAGCGTCAGAAGGTTCGCCGAATTCATCGTCAGACTCATCTTCACCAGTGCCAACAGAAGCACCGAGATCGTCCATCAGGTCATCGAGATCAAAGAGATATTCAGGTTCAGACTTCGCCAGTTCGTAGAGTTCTGCGGCAAGAGCAGCAACGTCTTCCCACGTTTCCATCGCATCGATACGAGCAATATACTTCTGCTCGTCTTCCGAGAACTGGATATTGAGGAAGGCACCAACCTTGTAGTGCAGGTTGATACGGTCAATGAAACGCAACTTGGTCAGGTCGCGATCCTTAACACCGAAGAAATCCTTGTCGAACAGTTCCTGATAACCAGCGAAGAAGTTGCGACGGATACCAGGAAACTTGTCCTTGATCTTACGCTCGATGCGAGCATCTTCGAGAACGTTAAGGAAAGACTTGATGCCCATACCACGCTCGTCAATTTCGCCATGCCAACCCACAGCAGGAGTGAACAGAGCATGACCGACTTCGTGACCGATCAGCAGGTCATAAAGATCGGTCGACATATCCTTCCAGATCGGCAGGATCAGGGTGCGGTTCTTGAGATCGAACATCGCAGTCTGAACCTTCTGGTGTTCGACGCGAACGTTCTCAGTAGCGAGCAACTTAGCAAGGGTAGACTTAGAAGAAACAGACATCACAAACCTCATCAATCAATATATTCACTCTACCCTATTTTGGTAGAAATGTCAAGCCCGTTTACGACAAAAATAATAAATTATTCCTCCGATAATCAGCAGAGGGATTATGTTAGAAAACACAAATGCGATTACTGATGAAAGAAAAAACAGGAACAGCAATATGAGAAATATCAAAACGATGGCACCTGCCATAACAAAAATTCCTATCAGTTACAACGGATTACTCGCATGTAATACGGGCGACCATAATAGTCGTAACGAGTTTCGATCGCATCATAGCAACTACGCTCGTAGCGAGGTTCATAACGTGGTTCGTAGCGAGGTTCGTAACGTTCATCTACCTTGTCGCGATTCTTCGCAACAGCAGAACCAAGAATAAATGCACCAACACCGAGAGCAATTGCTTCTCCAGTGTTCAGTCCACGATGATGCTCACGACGATCACCATAATACTCTCGACCACGTGCTTCGGCAGCAACAGGGGTGGCAAGAACAGACAACGCAACCAAACCAGAAACGATAGACTTAATCATCAACTTTCTCCTTCTATTATTCCATTCTACTAAATTTAGAATGAAAAGTCAAGCCCTAATATTTCGTCATCGTCCCATCGTGATGAGCGAGATAGGGTTCAAACTTGATGTCAGGATATTCTTTAGCAAGACCCTTGAACATTTCAAGATTTGATATAGCATCATCGAACAGGCGAACACGTGCGTATTTACCTGTATCGAGATATTGTTTGATGTAGATTTTTTTGCCAGCAGCAGAGTTGGGAGCATTGAGATTACCAGCACGGTGAACATGGATGTCATCAATGTCAATACCTTGACGACGGAATGTATCAAGGAAAATATCACGGTCGTCAAAGTCAGAACGAGCAGTGATGACAATCATCTTACTACCCTTTGCCTTTACGTTCTTGTGAATCGCAATCAACTTTTGGATTGCCTTCGCGATAGGTTCAGAAGTATCGCGGAAATGCTTGGCATCTTTAAACTCGCGGAAGTCAAAGGTCTCACCAGCATCGAGTTTGTATGTGTTAAACTCTTGGTTCGTAAGTTTACGAACGATCTTATTTGCCTTTACGACATATACTAGTGCCTTAGTGTTGAAGAGGGTCTCGTCGATATCCCATATGGTCAGACCAGCACCCTCTTCACGCTCAGCGATATATTCTTTAAAACCAATCATGCAATCAATATACCTGTCTTTTTAGAAAAAGTCAAGCCTATTTATTGTTCTGAGGTTTTCTTTCTTGTTCTTTTCTTCGGAGCATCCTCCTCGACACCTTCCTGCGCCTTGACTTTATTTTCAAGACGCTTCGCCACCTCTTCAGCATCCAACCAAATGTCTTTGTTGTCAAGCATGGACTTAATTTCATCAGCAGTCAGAAAATTACTGTAGAAAGAAGTAAAGAGTTTCTCTGACCAAGCACGGAAGTGTGTGATCTGGTCATACATTTCACCACCCTTACCGATTGTTCCGCTCGAATAGTTATGGAACATGAACATAGTATGGTCAGAAAGTTCGAACCGATCAGCAGAAAGAAAGATTAGAGTTGCAGCAGACATACAGATGCCCTCGACAGAACAGATGATAGTTGCCTGTGACTCTTGAATTGCTCGAACAATCTGAAGAGCAGAGAACAGGTCTCCACCTTCACTATTGATTCGGATGTAGATTACATCATTCTCTCCCGCAGAACGTAGAATATGAAACCACTCAACGTATTCTTCAGCAGGTTTAATTTCACCACACAAATAAAATGTTAATGCAGTCGCAGCAGGTTGTGTGAAGAATTTAGGTTTAGGTGAAAAGGAGTTTTCAAACTCGTTCATAATATCTCGTGATCGCGGTGATCTTGTCAATTTGTGCATCAATAATTGGTGTCCTATTCGGCCAGTGGATGTATTCCTTTTCAGGATTTTTCATCAGGTTATACAATAGAGGTAGAATGAGATCTTCCACTTCCTTTAACTTCATAGCAACATCTGCTTGAACCAGCGCCTTGAAATTATCAACTTGCTGTTGCGTGTCCATACCAAGCAATCTAGATTCAAGATCGTAAAGTTTTGACATGATCTCATCCTTGAGATCGCCAGCATCAATAGTCTGAGAACTATATGGTTCTGGGACATGGATTACTGTTTCGGTTGGGTCTTCGAATGTAAATCCGAAATCGTAGTTATTGGTTGACATTTTTTCTAATGTACCTCTTTGCTCGTTTTTCTAAGGACTTGAGTGCCATCTCTCGCTTCAACTTAGATGCTCTATCCATAAAATTCAACCCGATCATATGATCGTATTCATGCAAAGCAATTCGTGCTTCGAGTCCAGCAAGTTGCTCTACGACATACTCACCAGCAACATTCTTATACGAAATAGTAACTTCCTTTGGTCTGCGAATATTCAACCAAAGACCTGGAAGACTCAAGCATCCTTCTGTTGCCAGTTCCGTTTCCTTTGAAACACCAACAACAGTGGGATTGAAAATATTCTTTCGATTATTGTCATCAGTTCCCATGACAAAAACCTTGGCATTGATTCCAACCTGATTTGCAGAAAGACCAAGTCCTCGCATCTCAACCTTCTTTGCCCAAAGATCATCTGCCAGTTTCTGTGCATTACCAGTCTCAAAATCAAATTCCTCGGGAGGAGTTCTCATACTGGGATCACTAAATTTTACGAGTTCCATTATACCACCATTTCACTATAATTATTCTTCTTTTCAAACTTGATCAGACTGCGGAACTTATCGAACAGTTGATCTCCCTTGTGACTGATAACAAATACGTTCGTATCTTCACCAATCGTATCGAGCAGCGACATAACATAGTCAGTGCCATTATTATCTAGTGACGAATCAAACACTTCATCGAGGATGAGTAGATTGGTAGCAACCGAGTTCTTCATCTTAGCGATAGTTCTCCAGGTAAACAGGAGAGCAAGGTCGATACGCTGCTTTTCACCTTCTGAGAATGATGCGTAACTAAAGTCATCGCGATGACGGGACTTGATAGTCTCGTCAAACTTCTCATCCAGATTAAACTGCACAAAGAAATCCATGGCTTGCAAGTATTTATTCACCAACTTATTGATAACTGGAAGATACTGCCGAATAATCTTAGTCTTAATACCAGTGTCCTTGAGGAGAGTGGAGACAGCATCCATGTAATGCTTTTCTTCATTCAACTTGGCCTTATCTTCGTTCTGTGCTAGAACTTCTTTGGCATAATTTTTGAGTTTAGTCTTTTCTGCATCGATATCACCCGTCTTTGTTGAAATGTCATTGAGTTCCAGATTGAGTGCTTGAATTAGTCTCTGCTGGACAATAATTTCCCCATTGTTCGATAGTATCTTGTTGTCAAATTCGGCGATTTGTCTTGAAATCTCTTGATGAATCGTAAGCAGTTCCTGAAGTCTCTCGAACTCTTCCGAAAGTTTCTCCATTCCTTCGTTAAGGGTTTGCATTTTATCTTTGCGTTCATCCACGAGCGATGACTTATGTTCGTGCGGGATCTTTTGCTTGCACGACGGACAATCATCCGTCTCCTCATAGAACGAAATTTCCTTTTGGATATCTCGGAGTTGGGATGAAAATTTGGTTTTGAATTGTTCGAGTTTCTTTTGCTTCGCTGATAGGTCTCCGAGAGCTTTGCGGGTTTCTTCTTGAATACCCTTGTCATGTTCCAGAAATTCAACCGTCTTTTGAAGTGCGGCGATTGACGTATCACATTTCGTAATGCGAGACTTAATTTCATCAACTCGCTTCTCCTTATTGGCCTCTAGAGTTTCGACATATTCTTTCTGAATTGTTGCTTTCTGCTTTAGAACTTCCAGTTTGCTATCAGCATCCTGAATATTTTCCTTGAGTTCTGTCATCTTATCGCGCAGAACTGTGTTCATGGTAGTGAAGATCTGAATGTCAAGGATGTCTTCAATAATCTCACGACGAGTTCCTGGTGGTAACTGCATGAACGGTGTGAACGATGCGCTACCGAGGATCACAATCTGTGTGAACGACTTGTAATTCAACTTTAGAACTGACTCCTCGAGATACTTTTGATAGTCTCGAGCAGCAGCATCCTGATTTATTACCTCGCCACCAACTTGGATCTCGAAGACATTCGGTTTGATACCACGAACAATCTTATAGTCTTTGCCACCAGCAGCAAACTCAATCTCGACCAAGAGATTCTTTTTGTTTATAGAGTTTAGCAGTTGTGGTTTGTTGATGTTACGAAACGGTTTGCCGAACAGTCCAAAGCAAAGAGCATCTAACAAGGTTGATTTACCACCACCGTTCTCGCCAACAATCAGTGTGTTGGGCGATCGGTCTAGTTTTATTTCAGTGAATTGATTGCCAGTAGATAGCAGATTTTTCCAACGAATTGCTTTGAAATAGATCATACAGAAACGTGCTGTGCCTCAATATACAACGTTCTCAACATTGTCTTAATTTTATCTTTATCAAGATCAGTCGAAACAGAATCAACAAAATCAGAAAGAACAGTCATGGTATCTTCTACGTCGATTGATTCTTCTTCTAATGCTTCTGCTTCGAACTCTGAGAAGTCTTCAATAATTTTCAATTCTATCAAGTTGCAATCATACAACTTATCGACGAAACGATCAAACTTATAGAAGTCTGATTTCTTTACGACCACCAACCGAACACAAGATCCAACCAGCGGACCAAGGTCGATATTGCTAGGATCAGTATTAGTGTCATCATAATAGATTTTATGGAAGATCCGATTGGGGTTTTCATAAAATTCAATCTCATTAGTTTCTGTATCATAGATGTGGTACCCTCTAGGATCGTTATAATCAGACCAAGTAAACTCATAAGTGTTACCCAGATAGACAATATTCCCAGAACGGCTACGATGATGAAAATGCCCACTACAAACAAGAGGGAACTTATCGAAGCACTTCGTATCCATGCCATGATCGTTTTTATGTCCGCGATACATTTCGAACCCAGCGAATTCGAAGTGACCGAAGACGGCTTGTGCATTGGATGCATTGACAACCTCCATAGTTTGGTCATAGTTGCCCGAACAAATCCAAGGAACGAGCAATAGGTTCTTGCCATCCACAATAATTTCTTCTGCTTCCGAGTAAGTGATTACGTTTTCATACTCGCGAAGCAATAGGTCCAATGAGTTTACTTCATTGGTATTCTTAAAAAATGTATCGTGGTTACCAGCAATCATGTGAACATCAATTCCAAGTTCACTGGTGCGGTCAAAGAAATACTCGCGGCACTTCTTCAACGTGTTATAATTTATAAACTTGCGACGATCGAAGACATCACCAAGATGGATAATAGTCTTAATTCCATCCCGCTCGAGATGCGGAAAGAATGTTTCCGTGTAAAATTTCGCAAAGAAATTATCGAATGGGATGGAATCAGATCTGGCACCAAAGTGAGTGTCAGTAATTAGTGCAATTTTCATTTAGCAGGTGTAGTAGTTGCGGCAGGTTCAGTGGGTTCTGGTGCAATAGCATTATCAACTGCTGCCTGAGAAACTTCTTCAGGATTAGTTTCGCTCTTTACGCGAACGAGAGTGATCTGACCACCACAGATCATATAGTGCTGCCCAGCACCAAGTCGACTGGACTCAAGGTAGATACAACCAGGATTTTCCTGCGAAACTTGAGTTACTTCGATCTTATGTCCAACAGTGGACTGATAAAGATTAATCATAGCAACAACAAACAGAGTACCAAACGTAGCAATATGCCAGTTATCGCCCCACCAATCAGCAAACTTCTTCATAATACCTCCAGTAGTTTTAGGTTCTTTCACTATACCTGATTTCTCATCAAATGTCAAGGGAATTGTCAGGTTCTTTATCAAAGTATTTTGGTCTTCGTTTTTTGATGACTGGTTTTGCTGCTCCATCTATTTCTGCTCCATCATATGCTTCATCAATTTGCTTCCTCAAGTAATTGATGAATTCGTTTGTATGTTCGGAACCATCGTGGTCCTCAGTAATCAATTGACTAATGTCGATGTTTTGAATATAACGGTATTTGGTTTGCGTATATTTCTTCTCTTTCTGAATACGACGTAAGAAGGCATAATACGTAATCTGTGTGAAGTAAGCAAAGGGATTGCTAGACTTAGCAGGATCGAAGTTGTCAATGTAAGTGATGCAGTTTTCAATACCATCTAGGATCATCTCCTCGCGATATGTGTAATTGATAAAGTTCGATTTATATGCCAAGTGGTTTGCAATCTTAACAAAACATTCGCCGATATAATTGGGAACACGTGGTTTTTCTTTGTTTTCTTGCTTAGCAAGGTGGACAGAATCTCTGTACGCAACCATCGCTGCCAAGAATTCTTGGTTGTTCACATAATGAACATTATTTTTTCTGTTTAAAACTTTTTTTGCCATTCTCAATCCTTGTCGATTTAATACTCTTATACCTGAAAAAAAGATAAATGTAAATATTTTTTCAAGAAATAGCTTTACGAACTCAATGTTTTATAGTATAACGACTATGTCGCTTATGAAGAATCAGTTTATTAAGTTTCTACTACGTAGTACTTCTGCTTCGAAGTTTAGATCTTCGAGTTCTTCCTGATCGGGGGGCAGGGATATATCTTCCCGTGGGGTTTCCACATATCTTTTATACTGCTCAAGCAACTGTGGTCGGAGCGAGCAGGTCAAGAGAATCTCTGAGAGAGGGATTCCATATGATTGATTCGAAGAGATACCAATCCAAGGTTTTAGAAGAAACGTTTCTCCCGCTAAAGCATTTTGCATTACTGGAATAGCAACAACTGCGATCGGGTTTTCAACTAGAGCAAGACCATCTTTATATTCCCAGATGGTGGCGATTAATACTTCACCATTCTTCATTTTAATTACTTGTGGAGTGTCATCCATTCACGGGTATCCTTACAATTTTGTATTTGAAACCTTCTTCATTGTATATTTTAATTCTCTCGACCATGTGAGTAAGAGTATAATTCTTTCTACTCTTCCAACTCAGATCATCTCCAATGTCAAACAAATTGCAGGATGTTTTATCACTTCCCTTTCGCAATCCTCTACCAATTGACTGCAGGTTTCTAATGCGAGACTTAGATGGTGAAGCGAATATGACATTATGGAGGTTACGTATATTTATTCCCGTTGAAAAAGTCCCAAACGAAGCAATGATGATTGCATCATTTTTTGTTTCTGTTATCTGGCGGACCAGTTCTCTATCACCAGTATCAGTTCCGCCATGAACAAAGAAAACCTCGCGATGATTTGCTGCCTTTTCTCGAATCATTTCATACAATACAGCACCATGTTTCTCAACATACTGAAACAGCACTAGAGTGTTTCCCTTTTGTGTTGTTGCCAGATTCTTGATTACATTATTGCGCTTTGGATGCGAGACCAACCAATCCATTTCTTCCTGGTATGTCAGTTTGGTTGCTGCTTTTCTTTCTTCATCTGAATACTCAAGAGCGAGGCAGGTAATATTCAGATCAGCAACTGATCCCTGTTCCATGAGTTCTTTTGTTGAGATGACTTTTTTTACTTTGCCGAATAGACCCTCTAGAACCAATTTGTGAGTCTTAGTTCCATCGAGGGTTCCCGTGGTTCCGATTCTGAATTTAGTATTAACGCATCTATCGAAAATAGACGTCAACGATTTCGCTTTGAAAAGATGTGCCTCATCACCATAGATGACATCAAACTCATCAAAAAATTTCTTAGGCAATTTGTAGATCGATTGCCACGTCGATATCGTAATGGGATACTCATTCGACTTCTCGAACCCTGAATAGATTCTTGCACAATTATAACTTGCTTTCCATTCTGTTTCTGAGGCATAATCTTGGAAGTCCTTATACATCTGTTCCACCAGTGAGGTTGTTGGTACGATGATCAACTGCTTACGCCCGAATTGCTGGTGGTAGCGCATTAGCAGATAAATGATTAGCGATTTACCAGATGCAGTGGGTGAGAGGAGCAGAGTTCTACCCAAACGAATAGCATATTTTACTGCGTCCAACTGGTAATCTCTTACCTGTATTGGGTTGCCCTGACTGTGCAGGTTCAATGAGTCAGCAAATTCTTGCAAATACTCTATGTCGACTGGGTCGCCAATCGGCTCAATCTTAACGTCGACGGTATATTCTGACCGTTCTGCAAACTCTCTTAGATATGGCAGCAAACCAACATAAAGTTCTTTGGTCCACATATTAAATAAACGTGCTTTACCATCCCACATACGCGATTTGTATAGTGGCATGAACCTCGCACCAGGAACATCAAACGTAAAGAAATCGTTTAGTTCCTGTGCGATGCTCGGATCGGATTCTATCTTTAGATGAACCTCGTTCTTCTTGGTTACTGTTAAATCTGGCACTACATCAACCCATTAGTAAATTTCGTCCATTCAATAGCATTTTTGATTTCCCATGCGCGACCATTCAATGAACGAATGATCTGCTCCAACTGGTAATGGACTGCTTTTATATATTCTACTTTATCGACAGACTTGATTATGTCTTCGTCGCAGTTGATGATCTCATCCATCTCGTTCTTGAGAGGTTTGATACCTTGATACTGATCCCAACCATGATCTTGCAATTCTTCGCGAGTCATTTCGCCGCGATAATATTTAAATTTGTTTCTGCGCAATCGCAGATAATCCGCTTCGTATTTGCGCAACTGTAGTTTGGAGTTTGTCAGCAGATTAAGATATTTTGAGTGCAACTCTGCTGTTTGCGTGGAAGATTTGCCGAGATCAAGGTCATTGATCTTGCTATCTTTACTCCACATTTCTTGAATTTCAGTAAGTTTCATAATAACACCATAATAATTAGAGAGCTTCGATTGTATACCTTCTATATTTGAAAGCAGCAATACCAACAAGGTAGTCAACATTTCCGCTGGCAATGTCAAAATCCAATGCCTCTAGACTGATTGGGAAAAGATCATAGTATGTAATCTTGACGTTTGGATTATTGTCAGAGTCTAGGATAAAGAAGTCAGCATCAGAGAAGTTAGTTACGGAACCAAGACGTTTCTCAGGAACTGCTGGAAATCTATACTGTTGCTTGTTGTTCCAATTTTTATATTGGACATGATTGTCTGGGAATGAAAGTCCAGTCAACCAATTATATAGTTCGATGTAATTTGCCATATTTTCTTGGACAAGGAAACGAATGATCAGATCGCCAAACTGTGGTTTCTCGCCAGGATTGAATAGTGGTGATAGAGGTGTTTCGGTCTCAGTAAAACCAATACTGAATGCAGGAATGTTTGCTGCCTGACAGAAATAAGACACGTTTGGTAGTGTATGGATCTGAAATTTAAATCCATTCGGTTTTAGATAATCGAGATCGCTTGGTTGTGTACTGCCCCAAGTTCCCTCTTCGATATTTGTTGTTGTGGATAATACCATACTTACCTCCACGCATATTTATAATGAAAAAGGGAGAGGGTTTCCCCTCTCCCAGTTTCGTAGCAACCCTCTCTCTAACGGAGAGGTATCGATTACATAAGGTTTGTAACCTTGACGCGACGATAGTAGTGGTTGCGATTCGCTGTGAACGCATCGGCGTCTGTTGTGCCGTCCGAACGCAGAACGAATGGGTTTGCAATCATACCGTAACGAGTCTTGAAACCAATCTTTGGTTGGAAGGTGTTAGGATCGATTGCACGAACCATTTGCAGAGGAACGTATGGGCAGTAGAACAGACCAGCGTCGTATGCGTTTGGACCCTTGTAACCAACAACGTAGAACTGCGATGCAGCACCTTGGTTTGCTGAGTAAGGATCAACGAATACCTTGTAGCGACCGTTCAGAGTACCAACGAAGGTGTTACCTGTGTCATCCGACGACAGAGTTGGCGAACCAGCAAGCGCACCACCTGTGTCAAGCATACCAGCCATACCAAGAGCAGCAGCAACATCCGACGAACAGATGATGAAGTTACCCTTACCACGACGGGTGTCTTGAGCGATTACGTTAGCGTCACGTTCAATGTTGAACAGAAGACCCTTGAAACGTTCAACCGACCAACGACCGTTTGAGTCAACGTCAAGGTCGAAAGTACCAGCAGTTGCAGTCGAAGCAGCACCTGTCTTAGCAACCTTGTAGATTGTGCGGATAACTTCGCGGTTGATTTCTGCCAGAATTTCCTGTGAGAGGATATTTGACAGTTCGCCTTCAGCGTCAAGACCGTGAATTGCCTTCAGGTCCTGTGCGAGTTCGACTGTGTATTCTGCCTTCAGAGCACGTGTCTTAGCAGTAACAGTTGTCTTCTCGATGCTGAATGCCATTTCGTTGAAGTCGGTGCCCGAAGGATCACCAAGTTGTTCAGCGTCTGTTGTAGCAATACCAACACCAGTTGTGTAAGAACCATCAACTGGGTTTGAACCAGCGTGAGTTCCTGTACCCGAGAAGTCGGTGTCTGCTTCGTTGAAGAGTGCTTCACTGCCATCCATTGCACTGTAGCGCGACTTCATTGCGAAGATAAGACCAGTTGGACCCGACATTGGCTGAACACCAGCAACGTCATATGCCATCAGGTTAGGAAGCGAACGACGAACCAGAGAGATCAGGATTGGATCATAGGTGTCAACGCCACCGCTCGAGAGCGAGTTAGCAGCAGGTGTAGTTTCGAAAAGAGCAGACTTTTCTTCACGAAGAGCCTTTTCTTGGTTTTCGAGAACTACTGCAGTAACTGCACGACGATATGGATCCTTGATGGTTTCCAGACCTTCGTGGTTTAATACAGGTTCCCACTTCTTTTGTAGTTGTTCTGAAAGAAACATTTAGTTTTCTCCTTATAAGGTGATTTTTTTATCAACTTTTTTATTTATAAAATGTTAGATTTTACTTACCGACGGCTTTGCTGATTGCGTTCGCATAAATCGACATAACAGTATTGTCCTGGGTTTCGGTTTCTAGACCGTCTTCCAGGGTGCCTTCAGAAATTGGACGCGACGATGGGAAATAGTTTTCCTTGATCACGTTCAGTTTTTCCTCAAAGATTTCTGCGTTCTCGAATTCTACATCGTTAACAATACCAGCAAATCTTTCGGCGTCGGTCTTTGCTAGGTCTTCAGTCACCTTAGCAAGAACACTTTCCTTCTGAAGTTCGATATTTGCAGCGTGCAGTTCTACATTGGCAGATAGAGTTTCGTCCAGACGATCTGCGAGTTCATCAATCTGGGCTTGCATTTCACCAAGCACATCATACTTTTCTTCTGGAACATCGATGTAGTGCTCAGCAAATAGGTTCTTCATACCATCGATGAACGATTCAGTGATGTCGGCACGAAGACCGTTTTCAACTGCGAGTTCGTTCTGCTCGACCCACTGTTCTGCAACATAGGTCAGGTATGAGTCGATCTTTTCGACGAGATCATTTTTATATTCGTTGATTTGGTTTGCTGCTTCTTCGATAAGAGCATCTTCGATTTCAGCAACCTTAACGTTTGTTGCTGCAGTTACCATTGCTTCAAATAGTGACGATGCCTTACCACGGAATTCTTCCGATAGATCTTCGTTACCATCAAATAGAGCAGCAAGTTCTGCAGTGAAATCTTCTTCTAGATCTTCATCTTCATCTTCCAGATCTTCATCTTCATCATCAATAAGATCTTCATCTTCGTCTTCAACCGATTCCTTTTGGACATTGCCCTTTGAATTTGGTTGATTAACAACTGATGCAGGATCAGCAACAGTTGTGAAGTTTGGAGTGCCTTCACCGTGATTGCCTGTGAAGTGTTGCATCAGGTCGTCTTGACCGACAGAAGCGGATGCCTTGGCACCTTGGTTTTCGTCTGCTTCGCCATCGCGTTCATCATACGATGGATCTTGTGACGAACCTTGACGAGCAAGTGCCTTGTCGCCAGCAGTCTTCGAAGGAATTGATGTATCTTTACTTACCGAACCAGCGCCGAGTTCACCAGCTGCAGGACTGCTCTGTGAAGAACCCTGAGTTGGATTAGTAGTGTCACCAGCGGTCGCTTCGGAAACAACTTCTTCCGACAGTTGCTTTTTTGTCAGCAACTCTCTGATTTTGTTTTCTACGCTCATTGTTTTCTCCTAGTTTCGAAACTTAGTATTTTATTTATAAAAATTTATCTTGAAGCAAGGTGCTTCAGGAAACGCTCAAAAACAAACAGTTTTGCTTCTTCGAGTTGCTTCTTGCTTGCTTTCTTGATATACTTTTTGGTCATGTCACATTGCTGTTCCATCCAAACTCCATTAACGACAACCCATTCTTTATTTTCCATGATTCCTTGAACGAAGGCATCTGGTGCAGAAGGATCAGCGACAATATCGGCGGCAGTGGCAAGATAAAAGTCATCTTGGACTTCATTGATGCCATCTTTATTTGCCTTTAGAGTTCCCATACCACGCGACGAAACACCAAGTTTCGCACCGCCTTCAATAAGACCCTTGGCAATATTACCCATTGGGGTGTCCATCAGTTTCGCCTTACCGATATAATTATCTCCATCTTCTTTAAGAGAGACAATCATGTGCGAAACACGATCGAGATTGATCGAAGGACCGTCTGGGTGACCGAGTTCTCCCAGAGCACGATTTGCTTTCACATAACTTTCGTTGTAACGATTTACTTCTTTCTGCATGATCTCTTTTGGATAAACACGCCCATTGCGGTTTTGCAGATTTGATTGAAGGAAGATCCCTTCAATGAAGTGATTCTTCTTACCGTTTGTTTCCTCAGTAAGGATGTTGATTTCTTCAACAACTTCTGTAATTAGTTTCATCCTAACGATCCTCCGTCATATCCGTTGCCATCTGTATCCAGAGGCGCATCTTGGTGTTGCTGTGGACCATATCCAGAAACCTTTGAAAGTTCTAATACTACTGATCCTGTCCCAGCGGA